AGGCGCCGCCGCCATATCGAGCGTGAAGGCCTCCGGGTCGGCGGCGTAGCGTTCGAACGTGGCCTTGAAGACCCATCCCGACAGGTCGACGGATGAATTGGCGTCACCCAGCGTCCATGTGGCGTAATATCCGGTGCTTTCCTTGGCGGCGAAACGGGATGGCATACATCATCCTTCCTCACGCACTGCGGGGCAGGCGCGGATGTCTGTGGTCATGTCGGTGGCGGTCAGGGGATGCCGGCGGAGTCCAGCCGGGCGATGATCGTCGTAATGTCGCCGGCGCCATAGGCGCCGCCCAATTGCGTTGCGTTGCCGGCCTCACCGGCCGTCACCGTGCCGGTGGTGACTGGACCCAGCACCAGCCGGTCGGAACGTTCGGCGTCGATCTGATAGGATACCGCGCCCCAATAGTCGGCATTGGGATCAACCCCGGCGACGACATAGTCTGTCGCGCTGCCGCTGGTCGAACCCGCCGCGATCCATGCGCCGTCATCCTCCGCATCGGGGGCGGTCGATGCCGCCGCATAATCGAAATAGATCCGCGTCACCGCGTCGATCCCGGCCGCGCCGGTAAAGCGCAACGTCGGCGCCCCGTCCGCCCCGCCAACCGACAGTGACCAGTCCGCGCCGTCGGGCGCGTCGCTGAAATCCGGTTCCGGATTGGCGATCGCCACCGACCCGTCGTCCAGCTCGTCGGTCGCGGCGGTCCAGTCGAACACCTCGACCGCCACTTCGCGCAGGCTGATCTGGTTTTGCCAGCTGACATCCTGGCCATCCGTCTCGATCCGGTAGAGCAGCGCCACCGGCTCACCCGTCGCGGGCTTCACCCCGAACCGCCTTGATGTCCAGCGCAGCCAGTCGCCATGCTCCGCGCCGACCAGCCGCGGCGGCAGCGTCAGGCTGCGCGTGCGCCACAGTCGGCCCATTCGCCGCTTCTGTTCGGCAACCCGCTGGGCCTGCGTTCCGGACGTGCAGAGCGTCAGCGCCGGCTGACCCACCTTCGGCTCGCCATCGGCCAATATGTCGGCGGTGTCGCGGCGAACAGGCGCGCTATGATCCTTCCAGGCCTGGGTCGGCTCGATATATTTGGCCGCGACGGTGTTGACCCATTCTTCATCGGTCATGCTGCGAAAATCGCTTGTGCTGACGGTCGATCCTTCGACCAGGTCGTCATCGGTGATGTCCCACAGCACCGGCTGCGCCGTGCCGGGAACGACCTCGATCGAACCTTCCCGCTCGACCACCCAGCCGCCGCAGGCCGATGCGATATCATCCTCGGTATCGATATACCGGTCATCCCCGCCAAAGACGCCGCCGATGCGATAGCGCGGCTCCGTCCCGCCGGCCTTCAGCGCCACCGGCTCGTCGCAGACATTGGCCGGGGCGAAGACATTGGCCGGCGGCGCCTCCACATCGGTCAAACCGCGCCCCAGCAACAGCATCGCCGGGTCATCGACACGGTCCCCGGCATAGATGCCGCGCACCCAGGTGTGGCGGAAATCGATCGGATTGGCCGACCATTCGCGGGTCGTCGGGTCATCCCACCGATGCGGACCGGAACCGCCGACCGTGTCGTCAAGCCGCGCCGAATAGCAGAGCAGGCCCTTCATCAGCCAGCGGAACGACGCCTGCGGCGACCCGCTGGTCCAGACCGGCTTCTTCGCGTCGCTCTTGTCCGCCTTCCACGCGACATAGACCTTGCACACACCCCTGCCGCGATCATTCGCGGTCCACGTCGGCGCGCCATCGACTACGGGGCAGTTTGCCAGCACCCAGTCCGGCACTTCATCGTCCCAAGCGCCGGGGCACCAATGGACGCGCAGCTGATCCTTGTATCCGGCAACAAAGCCGTTGCCGGTGAAGGGCACATATTTTTCGAACACGAAAAAGCCGGTCAGGCTGTCGCATTTATGGTCGGCCAACGCATAGATGCCGACCGTCCATTCCGTCCCGTATTTTCCGCCATAGTTGAACAGATCGACCAGGCTGCCGGCGGTCACGCCTTCGCCGGCCACACCTTCGCGCGCGACCTCGCCGATCTGCATCGTATTCTTGTTGGCGGTGCGCGCCTTCATGCTGGGCACCAGCAGCACCGCGCCGATCGTCATCACACCCTGCGCGATCAGGGCGAGATTGCCGGTGGCGATACCCACGCCAATCATCACCGCGCCGGTGATCACGGTTACGACCTTGGCCATATCCCGCGCTCAGCCCGTGAAGGTCCATGCGGCGATCATGGCCGCGCGCGGACGTCGCAGGATGCCGTGCGTCCCCGGCCCGACCAGCGTGTCACCCTCGACCAGCATCAGCATCATCCCATGGCCTGGGCAGGCGACGCCCGCCGCATCCCCGCGCCGCGCGAGCGCCGGCGCGACCCGTTGCATATGTGCGTCGATCGCGGCCTCGAAGCCGCCCAGCCGGGCAATGACCCGCGCCGCGCCGCGCGCGGTCGTCCAGCTGCGCGCGCCGATCAGGTCCACCTGCGCCATCGCCCGCACCGCGCCGACATAGAAGCTCACACAGTCATTGGCGGCCGATCCCCAGGCAAAGGGCATGGTCCGCCGAGCATCCAGATAGCGCGCCAGGGCAGCGAAATCGCGCATCAGGCGCTCGCCGAACTGGGCTTGCCGCCCAGATAGACGATCTTCGTGCCCGCATAGCTGACATGCTTGAAAAAGCCGTCTGCGGGATCGACCGTGCGCTGGTCGGCATCGCTGCGCATTCGCCTTCCCCTGCGCCCCAGGCCACGCGCCGCCGTCTCTATCGACAGGCTGATGGTCGATGTGCCGCCGACGACATCGTCCGTCGTCGCCGCGTCGATCCGGCCGCGCTTGAACACACGGCAATCCAGCCGCACCTTGCCGCTGCCGTCATAGATCATGCGATAAAGCTTGGCGGGCGCGCCCTTCACCTCATCGGCGTCGAACAGGATCGCGACCTCCGGGGCGACGCCTGACAGCGTCAGCGTCACCGCCTGCTCGCTGGCGCCGATGGAGCCGCCCGTCTTCACGCCGATGCTCGAATCGTCCAGGCCCAGATAGACGTCGCCATCAATATCGGTCGGGCCGATCCCGCCCCAGACGAACACGGGCGGGTCGCAATAGATGGCGAGCGCGCCGGTGACGATCGCTTCGCCGCGTGCGAGCGCCGCCAGCGCCTCGGGGCCGTAATCCTTCATGGCTGCCCCCTCATGGTCCGCTGCATCATGGTAACGTGACCTGCACGGCGCTGATGATGCCGCCGGACTCGACATGCGATATGATCCGGCGCCCCATGCGCGTGTCGTCCATCAACTTCATCAGGCACATCGCGCTGTCGAGATGGGCGATGGCATCGACAGGCACGACGTCATGCACCGACGGTTCGACCGATATGGTGATGCTGCCCGCGGCATCTGCCTGGCCACCCGCGACAACCGACACCAGAAAGCGCCGGTCATGGTCGCCCGCGTCCGCATCGGCACTGTCCCATTTGAAACCGACATAGTCGCCATAGACCAGCCGCAGGCCCGACGGCACATCCTCCAGCGTCAGCAGGGCATTGCCTTCGTCATCGATCGACTGCGACCAGCTGCCCGCCGACCCGAAAAAAGGCTGCCCGTCCACGGTCAGCATATTCCCGAAGCCGCCGCCATGCGCTGCCGGGAAGGGGCGGGACAGGTCATAGCCCAGAAACATGCGCATCGCGCCGCGCCGGCTGCGATAGAAGGCGTTCCAGCGATCTGCGGCCTCGAACGTCAGATTGGTGAGGTTCATCGTCAACCGCCAGCGCGGCCAACCCGCCTGCACCCCGCCGATCGCACCGCTCGTCTCGGGTGCGGTATAGTCCACGCGCTGGGGCTGGAACGTCAGTCCCTCCGCGCCGATGTCCGGCATTTCCGCTATCTTCACCATCAGCGCTCTGCCTGGAGTGCACGGCCATAGGTTCGCTTGTTCGTGTCGAAGACCGACGCCGCGCCCTTGGCCGCGCCTTTTTCCTCGGCGTCGTCCGTCATGCTCTGGATTTTCATCCAGAACTCTTCATTCGTCATGACGCCCTGCATATAGATATGGGTGTCGCCGCCGCGTGCATCGCCGCCATTGTCATTGGCGCGCCGCACATTGACCGTCTCGCCGGCCGTTCCCCAGAATTGCACCAGATTGGTGTCGATCCCCGGCTTGCCACCCACCTCAAATGCCCCGCCAGTCGAAAATCCCGGCAGGTTGCGCGGGATGGCGAGCGCAGACGCCATGCTGGCGACATTGGCGTTCGCCGTCGATATCGATCCGGCCAGCGGATTGCCCCCTCCGAAGATGGACCCGATGCCGCTGACGATGGAGCCCAGAACGCCGCCTCCACCCGTCGAGCCCCCTTGGCCCAGCGCCTGGCGAAACAGGTTGAACAGCATGTCCGACAGGCTGTTCAGCGCCTCTTCCATCCCCTTGGCGACATAATCCTTCCACCAATTCTTGACGAAGCCGCCCAGATCCCCGTCCAACGCAGCGCGAAGGCCGCCCCGAAACGTGTCGCGCCATTGCCCTTGCTGCCGCGCCATTTCTTCTGCATCCAGCTCGCGCGATGCACGATCGCGGGCATCATCTTCGCTTACCTTGCCTTCGCCATCGCGATAATATTGCTCGGTTCGCCGCGACAGCTCCGCCGCGCGCGATGCCGCGCGTTGCTGCGCATCTGTGTCGCCGCGCAGGCGGGACAGTTCCGCCTCGCGGTCCAGAGCCTGCGCCCGCGCCATCTTCGCGGCTGCATCTGCGCGGGCGATGTCCACCTGCACCAGGTCTTCAGCCGCCCGCTTCTGCGCCTCTAGCAGAGCCAGGCCCTTACCCTGCCAGAACGTCGTCCGCTCCTCCAGATAGGCCTTGTCCGCCGCGATCCGCACCATAGCCTCGTCGCCCCGGATTTCGGCCAGTTGCTGATCCAGAGCATTCTCGGCCCGCGCGACTTCGCGTGCATCATATTCAGCTTCGGCCGCCTTGACCTCGGCGATATCCTTTTCGGCGGCCAGACGGGCAGCGGATACAGCCAGCCCGACATCCTCATAATCGCGCTGACGCTGGAACAGGTCCATCTTGTCCTGGATGCGGCGAATTTCATCCTTGTCGTCACGCCCACGCGCGACCGCCATTTGTTGCTCCAGCCGCATCTGTTCGCGACGGTTGGCCAAGTCCTGCGCCGACAGGCCCGATGTCTTGGTCTTCTTGCCCGCATCCGCATCTTCGAAATTCAGATCGGCCGTGCCGAATTCAGGCGTGTTGATGGAGCGGGTATATCCTTCCACCGTCTTTGCGACGGTTTCGAGCGCCTTGGCGCGCGAAAGCAGATCCGCCTCCGCCTGGTTGGCCTCTTTGATCGCCGGAGCAACCTTGGGACTGATGACATCGCCACGCGCCGTCATCTTCACTTCTGATTTGGCCTTCGACAAATTAGCCTTGGCGCGTTCCAGCGTCGCCCGGGCCGCGATGACTTCGGCCCTCGCCGTCGCCATCGCTTGCAACTCTGCGGCGCGGTCAGCCTTCATCTTGTCGATGAGCGCATTTCGCGCCGCGCCTGTTGCCGAGACCAGTTGCAATGTCGCAGCTTGCTGCTTTTCATAGGCTGCGGTGGCCCGCTCGGCTGCTTGGCGGGCAGCCGCATTCGCCTCCACCTTCCGATTGAGCCAAAGCACCAGCAGCGCGATGGCCGTCACTGCCAACCCGATCCATCCGGCCCAAGCCGTCATCGTCAATCCCACGGCGCGCAGCGCAACGCTGACGCCTGACAGTGCTATGGCGAGCCTGCCGAGCAAGGCGACAAGCGTGCCGATCGGATTGATCAGGCCTGCCAGAATAGTTCCAAACACGCCGAAGCCACCCCGCAGCAATATGAGCGGCACCACGACCTTGGCTATGCCCATCAAGGCAAGGACCATCGGTCCGGCGGCCGCCGCCACAGCCCATGTCGCCACCGCGATCTGACGCAACCACAGGGGCATCTCTGCCAGCCCACGCACCACTGACGTCAGCGCATCCTGCACGGCGGTGAACGCGGCCAATATCCCAGTTTCGCCCAGCGCGATCTTCAACTGGTCAAATGCGTCGGACAGCCTGCCGGCCGACTCCTCGACCCCCTGAAGCTGGATCGCGAGCTTTTCACCCGCATCGGTCTCTCCGATCGTCTTTTGCAGATCTTCGAATGCCCGCCCGCCCAGTCGCATCAACCCGATCGCCGTTCGCATGGCGTCCGCCCCGAATATTTCGGTCAATACCTTGGTGCGCGACCGGTCGGACAGATTGCCCAGCTTTTCGCGAAGCATTTCTGAAATATCGGCCAGATCCTTCATCTTTCCGGTCGCATCATAAAAGTCGAGCCCCAGCCGCTTCATGATCTCGGCCGCCTCTTTCGACTTGGGCGTCAGGGTCGTGATGAAGGTCTTGAAGCTTGTCCCGGCATCCGAACCGCTGCCAAACAACGCCGCAGTGCCCGCCAGCGCCGTATTGAAATCCTCGAAACTCACCCCGGCGGCGCCGGCGACGCCGCCGCCCTGCGCGATCGCATCCTTGAAATCATTGAAGCCCAGCTTTGACGCGTCGAGCGCGCCGGTAATCTGGTTGACCACAGGTTCTAGGTCGCCCGCCGATTTCCCGAACTGCGCCATCACATCGGTAACCACTGCGGCGGACTGCCCCAGATCGGCCGCATTGGCGGCGGCAAGACGTAGCGTCTGCGCCAGGCCACCGTCCAATATGTCGCGCGCTGACATTCCCGCCAGCGCCAGCGTTTCGATGCCGTCGGCCGCCTCTTTCGCGCTGCGGCCAACTTGCGGCCCCATTTTTTGCGCCGCCTCGCTCAACGCCTCCAGTTGCGCGGGGTCGATCCCGCGCAGTGCCGCATGGACGTTGTTCATCGACTTTTCGAACGCGCCCGCACCGCGCTTGGCGATGACCGTCATGCCGGCGAACGGCACGCTGACCGCCGCGCTGAGGCCCAGCGCAACGTTGCGGATAGACCCCTCCAGTTCCTTGAACTGCGACATGACTTCCTTGGCGAAATCCGCGAGCGCTTCGCGCGCATCCTCGAACCCGTCAAACCAGCCGCGAACGTCGAGGCTTAGTTCACCGTGCATTCCGCCGATGGGAAGATCGTCGCTCATCTAAGCTGCACCTCAAAAGGGCCGCAGGATCACTCCAGCAGCCTCGCAAACTCGATATACTGATGAATTATCGCGTCAGACCGGCAGCAGCCGCAGCCCGACGCGATAGGTCATTTTGGATCGACGGGACGGATGACCCGCCCGCGAACTGGCATCGGTCAAATGATTGGCGTTCGCTTCCAGCCTGAAGACCTCGCTCAACTCGACAGATGGATTGCGGATCAATCCGACCATCCCTCACGGCCCGAAGCGATCCGGCGGTTAGTCAGGAACAGTATCAAAACTTAACCGCTGGAAATCCTGAAAACGGCTTAAGGCTGCACAGCGCCACAGTCACACTCTTCTTAAATGAAGGCGCTCTCTGATCCACGATATAGCTGTACTCGCCTGTCTTTCGATTTACTTGCGCATGGAAGCTGATAATCACGCCACGTTCTATGTGGTTGTAAGATCGCAGGATAATCCGGTCTGCAAAAACTTCATCGATTGGCAACACTTTGCTACATGGTCGATAGCAATATTGCATCGACTTAAGATCAATCGATAGGTTAACAGCTTCGGCGGTGGGATTGGCGCCCTCCTGCTCCGTCTTCTGTCCTTCGCAATCCAAATCATATTGCTCAGCTGCTGATACCGGCATCGAAGCAGCCGCCAACCCCAATATCAAAATTCGCATCGAGTCCTCCCTGAAGGTCGAACCAGAATAACCAACGGTCTCGCCTTAAGCCACCTTCCTGATCCTGATCGGCGCGCCCGCCGCCTGCATGTCCTGAAACGCCGCCAGCATCTCGCTGGTGGATTGCCGGCCATTTGGCTTCGCCGGCTTGGTCAGTTCGTCGAGCGTCGGCAGCAGCTTGTTGCGCGGGTAGCGGTGCAGCACCGCCGTCAGCCGCGCCTGATGCGTCACCAGGTCCTGATCGAATTTACGGGCAGCGCGATAGCCCGCCAGTGTTGCCGCCAGCATGCGGGGTGTCTGACGCCAGAATGCGTCGGGGTCACGCCCCGACTGCACCCACAGCGTCAGCAGCTTCATCCAGTCCCAGCTTTTCGCCGCTTCGGCGCCTTTCCCTCCGCACTCTGGCCGTCGTCCGCGATTTCCGCCTTGCTCGGCATGGCCGCTTTCAGCGCCCGCGACAGTGCGTCTTTCACGCCGTCCATGCCGGCATCCGACATGATTTCACCCGCTTCCGCTAGGCTCGTCTTTGGATGATGATTTTGCAATCCGGCGCAGAAGATGGACCGCAACAGCTTCATGCTGGGTTTGTCCTGGATATGATCGATCAACGCCGGCAGATCCAGGCCAGTCTCGTCTTCCAACTCGCAAAAGACGTTGATGTCGAACACCAGCGTGAAGCTGGCGGCGCCGGCCTTGAACGACGCCTCGCCGCGCAAGGGATTAGGCACCGGCCGCCTCCGTCTCTTCACTGACCCACTTCACGCGCAAAGTGGCCGTGCGACGGTCCAGCATCGGGTTGGAGCGCATATAATTGCGGACCAGCACCTCGCCCTCGATTTCCCACGTGCCTTCGCCATTGACCAGCACGATCTTGAAAGCATGTGGGAGGCCGTCATTCTTCGCCTTCCGGCACAGGATGTCGGAAGGCGATCCGGGGATATAGTTCATCACCAGATCGGCTTCCTCGCCATCCTTCAGCGGCGCATTGATGAAGCTCTTGTAGCCGATGGTCTTCATATGGCTGGTTTCGACCAGGTCGGCCGTGCCCTCGGGCAGCGGAACCTCGGTCAGTTCGTTCAATTCAACCAAGGCCGGCGTGCCGAGGGTGTAATCCCACAGCCAGAATTCGGTCAGATGACCGGTTTCAACGTCACTCATGTCAGGAGCCTCCTTCAGGCCGGTGAAAATCGGATCATCAGATCCGTCGAAGTGCGGTAAATCGGACCGTTCGGCGTGGACTCGCTCAGGTCGCGCGGCCCATAGACCGACGCCGGTCGGAAATAATAGCCATGGTCGCGGTAGCGCGGCCGCAGGCAGGCAATCGCCGCGTCCCGCAACTGCTGCGCGGCGATGACGGACAACGCATAGGTGTCCACCTGCAACCGCTGGAATTGCAGCGCCTGCAGGCCCTTCATATGTTCGGCCAGCTGACTGGGCACCCAGGTCAGGACGATGGCGGGCATCGCCGATCCCTGCGCGCGCAATACCCAGAAAACCGCCTTGCTGGTCTCATAGTCGGCCAGACGCTCCGATACGGGCTCGGCTTCGATCAGCCGCAGCCGCACCGCATCTTCGATATCCATCGTCACGCCGCCTTCCTGATGTCCGCCCAGAGGGAATGACCCATGGCGCGCCGAACTTCTTCCCGGCTATTGTCCAGCGCTGGCCGCATGAACGGGTGCGCCGCCGAATGCGACGTGCCCAGCTCGACCATATGGCCGTAGAACCCTTCTCGCTTTGACGGGCCGATATAGACTGTCGAGAAATAGCGGCGCTGCGTCACGCTCGCGAAATTCAGCCCACCGTCGAAACTGATGATGATGCTGTCGCGCAGCGTGCCGGTCATCACCGGCACCAGCCTCTTGGCTTCTGCCTGGACGATGACCGCCCCTGCCATCAGGGATCGTTCCCGCGCCGCCGGCGACACCGCCTCACGAATAGCCACCAGCTTGCGGTCCATCGCGCCAGCGCCGACGAACTTCACCGCGCGACCGTTTCCGCCGTGATGCGAAAGCCCTCATTACTGCCGAGCGGCGCGATGCCCCGAATGTCCCACGCCGGCCATTTCTCCGGATCGGCATCGCGGATCGGATAATAGAGGCGATTGCCGACGCTCAACGCCCTGGTGACGCTGTTCGCCAGAACCTCGAATGACGCGCGCTGCACGCCACTGTCCTGCGCGGCCGTGCGCTGTTCCTCGCCCGACCCGAAATAGACCGCCGCCCAGGCTCTGCCCAACAACTCCCACGTCTCATCCAGGGTCGAATGACCACGCCCGTCCACACCGGCGCGTTTGGCCTTGAAAGCGATCCGCTTGTCGCGCCGCCCCGCTTTCAGGCTTTTCGCAGCCATCAGACAGCCCAGTTTCGATAGCTTCGGCACAAATCTTTCGCCGCTTCTTCCGCGTCCCCGGCAATGCCACCTGTCTCGCGGTCATGGTAGAAACTGGCCACCAGTTGGCGGATCGCCTGCATGATCGGCGGCGCATAATCGTTGATTGCATCCGCATCTTCGAAGCCGGCTGTCATCAAGACTTCAATCTTGCTGCCTGCCGCCTGACGCGGCCACCTGTCCGCCAACAGCCGGGCAGGCCGCCCCATCAGATCCGGCACGAAGCTGCCTACGGATAGAGACTGCGACGCGCGGGCATGATCAAGGAAAGTTACACCATCGACCGAGATGACCGGCCAAGCGCGAAGCCTGTGACCGAACTGCGGTATGGTCTCGCGCACCTGCCGCCGCGTCAGGATCAACCCGGTATAACGCTCCACCCATCCACGCGCAGCGACGATGGCTGATGCAATCACCTCATTGTCATCGTCGCCGTCGACGCGCAGCTGCGCCTTGGCCTGATCCAAGGTGATTGGCTCCGCCATCGCCAGCGCTTTCTTATTCGGCCTGGTCGGCGAGGTTTTTCTCGACCGCTTCCTGACCGCTCAGCGTGGGATCGTTGAAATCGATCTTATTCTGTTCGCTGATCGTGCCGGCGCGTGGGTTGTCATCGACTGCGGGATGCGACAGATCGACATCCGGGACGATCTGCTGGGGCGCACCGGCGGCGTCGACGGTGGTCGCCGGATCGATCTTGGCGGGAGCATCGGCGGGCTTTTCCGCCTCGGTCTTCTTGACGGTCATGATAATTCTCCTGAAGTTGACCGAAACGGCGCCGCAGCGTCGCTTCGATCAACCGGGCCGACATGCCGCCGGCCCGGAGATGGAAGGTCAGGCGGCGATCTTGATCGCCTTCATCGAATCGGGGTTCTGGACGCCGCCACCGGTCCGCTTGGTGACGTAGAAGCAGACATAGGGCTTGTTGGTGTAAGGGTCGCGCAGGATGCGCACGCCGATCCGATCGATCACCAGATAGGTCTCCCGCATATCGCCAAACAGAGCCGCGACGGCGTCGGCGGCGACATTGGACATATCGGGCACATCCACCACAGGGCGGCCCAGCAGGGTGGAAGGCTGGCCCGCCACATAGGTCGGCTGCCAGATATAGTTGCCTTGGCCATCCTTCAGCTTGCGGATCGCGCCCAGCGACGACCGGTTGAGGAAGAACTTGGCGTTCGGCTCATACATCGCAGGCAATGCATAAACCGCCGACACCAGTCCATCGGTCGTGAACAGCGTCGCATGGCCACTGTTCATGACCTTGATGTCGCCCCACGGGTGGCGAGCAGCATTCGCGCCGCCTGTGACATAGGTCAGGATACCGAACGGCTTGTTGGAGCCATCGCCCGAAAGATGGGCAATCCCCTCCTGACGGGCGAACTCGGTTTCGATTTCACCCGTCAGCCATGCTTCGATGTCAATCTCGCTGTCGTCGAGCAGCTGCTGCGACGCGGCGGCATTGGCATAGATCTCGCCCAGGCCGAACGCGAGGGAAGTAAACTGCGGCGTACTGGTGGCCGGTCGCGATGCCGTTTCACCAACCCATCCGCTCCCGACCGCCCGATCGGTGAACAGCTTCGTAAAGCCGGCGGTGCTGATCGACTGCACGGTGGCTTCCTGGCGGATCGGCGAAATCAGCTTCAACCGTCCGGTGATGGTACGATCCCACTCGATCGGCGTCGTGTAACCGCCGTCGGTGTTGCTGCCCTCGCTCATCGCGGCGCGCGGCGTACCAGGGCGGTGCGCCGCCTTTAGCTTTTCTTCCTCTTCCCGCCCGCCTTCGCGCACATAGGAGGCAAATAGGCCCGAATATTCGGGATCGGCCAATGCCGGCTGACTGGTGCCGCCCAGGTTGGCAGCTGCCAGCTTGGCCGCATGATCATTGAGAGAGGTTTCGAGCGAATTCAGGGTTTCGTTGATCTTGCCGAGCTTGTCGTTGACCACAGTGTCGTCGGCCTTCGCCCCGAGATTTGCCTCGATCGTCGCCTTGAACTCGTTGTGCGCCGTCTGCAGCGCAGCGATCATCGCCTTGGGATCGCCGGTTGCCTCCGCGCGCACGGTCGTGCCGATCAGCGCGCGCGGCACTACAGGCAGCGTCGGGGGCGTCAGGTCCAATGTCGGTTCAGCAGCGGCGGTGAGCGCGCGGAACGGGTGGGCAAGTAGGGTCGCCATCGCCATAAGGGCGATCTTGGGGTGGTACTTCATAGGAACTCCTGGTTTTAGGTGCGAAGATCGTTGAGCAGGGACTGCGCCGCAGCCATCCACTCGTCGTCGTTGCCGCCAGCGCCAGGCGTGTCGGCGGGGTCTTGGGCAGCGCCGGACGTGCCCTTGATATTCTTGATGCGGGCGCGCGCCTGCGTTCGCGTCAGGCCGCTGGAAATCAGCGCCATTTCCGTGGCGCGCACATCGTTACCGTCACGGTCTGATGCCTTGGCTTTCTCATCGACCTTCGTCTGATCCGCCGGCAGCAGCGCGTCGGCAAATCCCCGATCGATGGCCACCGAACCGGACATATAGGTTTCGGCATCCATCCATTTGATGCAATCAGCGACTTTTTGACCGCTACGCTGTGCATAGACATCGGCCATGGCCTGGTCGAAGGGGGCGAGATATTCGGCCACTTCCAGCATGTCGTTCCGATTGCCAGCAGCATAGACCCAGCAGTTATGGATCATCAGGAACGATGCGGCGCCGATTTGCACTGTGTCGCCCGCCATGGCGATGATTGACGCGGCAGAAGCGGCCATGCCCATCACCTTTACGGTAACGTCCTGCGGATGCTCGCGCAGAACATTGTAGATGGCCAGCCCCTCGAACATGTCGCCGCCGGGACTGTTGATCTGCACCTCGACAGGCCGATCGCCAATGGCACGCAGCTGGGCCGCAACCTTCTTTGCTGTTACCCCGCCCCCGGTCCACCAATCCTCGCCGATGATGTCGAACATGGTGATGACATTGTCGCCAAGTTCCAATGCCACTGGCCGGATGCCTGCAGCGTCTGCGTTCCAGCGGTCCAATACCGAGGCGGGTGCGAAAGCGCTGACATCGCGGCTTGCCGGTATGGGAAGAGCCCCGGGCCGTGTGCGCGACTGAATCCCGCCAATCACAGCGGCGGGCTTGCCGGGGGCAGGTTGCGTGGGCTTCGCCCCCGGTGCAGGGCGCGTGCCGATGGTCTTGACGGCTTCGGGCTTCGCCGGTGCCGGCGCACGATCAGTCATCATCGCTTTCCTTCGGTTGCGTTGCTGGCTTGGCGCTTTGCTTCGGCAGGTCGTTGCCATCCGACCGCGGATTAAGGTCAAATGCGCCGCGAACTTCATTTGGCGTCCGGTAGGCATTGCCCTGACCCAGTGCCTTGGCGAAAAATTCCGCCTGATCTTTCAACGACCCCCGCAGCAGTGCGCCCTCATTGAACTTGACGTAAAGTTCATCGGCATCCTGCTCGGTTGGCGTCAGACAGGAACGCTCGATCGCCTGCTCCCATGCGACGAACCACGGCATCAGGCAGTAGGTAACGAAGAATAGCCCCAACTGCTCGATACCGCTGCCCCAGCTGGTCTCATCGAACATGAGTAGTGGACGGGGAACGCCGGTTACGCGCGAAACCTCTTCTGCCTGACGCTTGCGCAGTTCGTCATATTGTGCGTCTTTCGCCGATGTGACGAACGGCTTGGCCTTTAGCCCTTCCTCCAACACCATCCATTCGCCGGCATTTTCGGCACCAGAATGATCTTCGCGCAGGCTTTCCTGCAGCCGCGCCACCGCTTCATCGCCAAGGGTCTTGTCGGTTTCCAGCGCGCCGCCAGCCATCACGCCGCTACCCAGCAGCTTTCCAGCGGCTTTCTCGGCTTGGCTCGCAATACCGATGGCGTTGCAGGCGACATCGATCAAATCCATGCCGATCAGCCCGTCACGGCTGATGGGATGGCGGAAATGGAACACGTCAGCACTGCTTAAGATCGCGGTGCCACCGGTTGGGCGGCGATATTCGAATGTTAGCCGCCAGTCGTCGGACAGCTTCGGCGTAACCGTTCTGCGCTTCAGGGGCACCAGCTGTACAACCTTGCCGCCAAGGCCCCGGATGATCAGGGCATAGGCATTACCGTCAAGCAGGGCGAGCGACTGCATGTAGCTTTTGAACTCGAAGGCCGTCTGATATTGGTTCGGCCGCTTGTGCAGCACGCGGTAAAGCGGGTGGTCCTTCGCCTTCTCAATTCTCTCTTCGCCATTCACAGTCTGCCGACGCATCAGATGCGTCGGCAACATGCCGATGGATCCGGCGATGACGTTCAGCGCGCGGAAAAAGGTGCTGTTGCGCAGCGCCATTTTCTCCGAAACAGATACACCCGATGCGCTCACGCGACCGTCGCGCAGAAACTCGCGCAGCACCGGACTATCAAAATCCATGGCAGTTAGTGCGTGGACATGCGGCCGAATGACCTGCGGGGCACCTTTTTGCGCACTGGAACGGCGAAAGCCGGACGCGGCGCGATAGTCGTCGGGCGACATGCGGGTTAACGGGCCATGCCGACGCGAAGCACGCCGCGCCGCTGGTAGACCGATGGCGGCTTAGCCTCCGGGTTTGCCTCCAGCAGCTTGGTAGCGTTCAGACCGGCCATGAACGGGTCGATCTTCGCCTTGCCGGCGGCCTGCTTCGTGATGATCACAGCATTGCCTCTCTGTTCGGCCTTGGCGTTTCCGACGCACCAGTTAATGAGCGGCGCGCCCGAATGGGCGGCCATGCGATGTTTCAGTTTCCGCTCCAGCGACCACACAGCCGACGCAAGCCGGTATCCCTGTGTCACGCCGACAACCTGGGGATGCACCAGTCCGATCTCGGCCAGCGCATCGACCAATGCCCCAACGCCTTCCGGGTCGAGCCCGATCGCGCCTTTGTCGGGCAAAAGGCCGCGATCCTTTACGCGGCCGATGATGTCGACGATCTCCCGCACGTCCTGCTCATCGCCCAGAAGCTCTGTGGGCGGCGCCTCCGCGTCGTCATCATCGTCCAGCGGCGGACCGCCATTGTGGCCGATGATGACAAGATCCTGGTCGCGTTCGAAATCCAGAAGGCGCGGCGCGATTTCATGACGCAGATCGAGCACCTCGCGATAGACCCAACCCCGGAACCAGTAGAGCCACCGCTTGGTCCCTTTCTCGCGGCCAGCGACACATAGCCCATAAAGATCGTCCAGCCCGCCGCCGTCGACACCGACCACGGCGACCTCGCACTGGTCGAGCAGATAATCGAGATCGCGCAGCCTCGGGTCGGCCGCCTCCTCCCAATAATCCGCGCCCCGCCAGCGATCCGTATGGAGCGCCAGCCCGATCTGGATGTTGAGATGCTGGGACGCCCAGCGCCTCTCTTCTTCTGGCCCCTTGTCGACAGCAGCTTGATATTCTTCGATCAGCCGCGCGACTGTGATGGACCGGCCCAGGTTCGGCAGCACCATGTACCAATGACGCGGATCCTGCCACGGCTTCGCCGGGTCGGTCTGCATCGCCTCCGGAAACTCATAGAGCAGCGGAAGCATCCGGGCATTGGCTATGCGCCCGTCCCGCACGCCTCTTGCGTAGTCCAGCTCCGTCTTGAATACGCCGGCTGGAGCTTCATCGCTCTGCGTCGTGATGATGACCAGGAACGCCTCGGGATTCGCGATCATCCCGCCGCGCAGCTGTCCGATCACGCGAGCAGCGTAGCTGATGGAGCCCATCAGGTGCAGCTCGTCGATCAGCACCATCACGGGCTTCGACCCGGTCGCAACCTTCATGTCGAAGGTCTTGATCTTGAGCGTCGCCTTCAGAACCCGGTCGTAAATCGCCTTGCGATGATCCGCGACGTGGAAGCGCTGTTTAAGATACGGGTCGGCATCGATCATGCCCGACGCTTGCTGAAACGCAGTGTCGGCAATCTCTTGCGTTGGCCCGACCAGCACAAATTCGGCGCGCGGCCGTTCGTTCATCAGCAGCGCCGTCACGCCGATCGCCGCGCCGTTTGTCGTCTTCGCGTTCTTTTTCGGAACCAAGGCCATGACCTCGCGCACCTGGCGCTCGCCATCGACCATGGAACCGAAGATCGCCCGCACGATGTCGCGGCCCCATTCCCCGGCCGCGTCCTCCATCAGCGGCTGTCCAGGCACGTCCGGCAACCGCAGGTTGTTGAAGATCGCAACGGCGCGATCGGCCTCATTGTCGTTGAGTGGCAGGGGCGGCAGCAGCGATCGTCCCGCCTTCAATCGCTCTGCCCAATCTGGGCAGGCGAAATTCCATGTCAGTGCCGCAGCAGGTTGCCCCATGGGCTGCCCTCATGAGCCGTGTGCGCCGCCTCGACGGCTGCTTCCTTTTTCCCCTTCTTGGGCGGCTTTGCCTGGCGCGTTGGCTGCGATGTGGCGCCGGTCGCAAGGTCTTGACGGTCGAGCCGTTTGAACAGCTTGTCCATCGCCGACACGTTGCCGGCATCCACCTCCTTGGCCAGCGCGGCCAGCAGCTTGCCCTCCAGCCGGTGGCGCGCTTCAAGCCGCGCGCGCAGCTCCCGAAAATAATGTTTCCGCAAAGTCGGCGGTGTGATCGAAAGGGCAGCCGCAATCTGCTCTTCGTTCTTGTCGAACGCTGCTAACAGCATGACTTTACGTCTATTTTCATCCGTTGGCATGTGTGGCGGCCGCCCACGACGCCCATGCCCCTCCGGGATTGGGTCTCCCAACAGGTCAAAATCCCAATCCGACATAAAAAATCCCTACGTGGGAGGACCAGCGGTGCAGGGGCGACCACCGTCCTAGACTTTTGACCCGCCCCCCTCCGGCAGCAGCGTCACGGCCACGAGGCCGGTCACCCGCTCGACCGAGATCGTCTCGCGGGTCCGGTCGATGACTGGAAGGCCCGCAGCATCGACCTCGTGTCTGTCCACCCAGCCCGCTTCGGCATCATAGGCAATGACTTTATCCTGCCTGATCCCGTTCAGCTCGATGTGTAGACGGCAGCCAAGCGCAGGGTCGTAGTCGCGGTCTTCGATAGAGTAGCGAGAGGGCGCGCCGGTCATCGACCCTTGCCCCATGTCTCGCCCCGCGCCCGCGCCGCCCGCGCCTTCGCGGTCTTCGCCTGGTGCTCGCTGAAGGTGAGCCATTCGGTGTTGGCGGGATCAAGGTCCGCGCCGCCATCCTTGCGCTCGACCTTGTGGTCGAGGATCATTCGCTCACCCGGCTTGGCCCGCTGCCGCGCCAACGCATAGTCAGCGTCCCGCTTACGGTCCCGCACCAGGTCGCGCCACGCGGCCGAAGAGTAGAACCGCTCGACACCCTTGGGCGCGGCCTTCACCTTCGAAGGCATCGATCCGACGCGCGAGCCGATCGCCTTGAGCCTGCCCATGCGCATGTCCTGAAACGGCAACGCCCCGCCGGGCAAGGGGCCAGGCGGGGCGCTGCAAGGTGAGGAGTGGATGCCGCGACCAACCTACAGGCCTGCCCCAAGCGTAGATATCTATAGGCTGAAATGGCCCGAGATGCGCACAAACATAATTTGCCGACCTCAACTTATAGCGTTTGACATGCCAACTCCGCGCTTTTCTGCGCGTTTGCGGCTTTCGTCACCAGATGCATGGCCCGCCCATACCGCATTCGCAGGCCGTTGGCGCCCAGCTTGATGCCCATCGGCTTGCGCAGGCGCATCCACGGCACCTGCTTGTCGCCCCGCGCCAGCGCCCCGATGGCCAGCGCGATCAGCCGCCGGTCCTCGGGCCGCGCCGCCATCACCCATCCGAACGCCTGCTCCATCTGATCGACGTCGCGGCGTGTGGCGGGCAGGGGCTTGATCGGAATGTCGCTGCTGTTGCCCAGGTAGCCGCGCGCATCATAATCGCCCGCTTCCCGCTCCCGCACGATGTCGGGCCAACTGGCCTTCACCCGCAACCAGCCCGCTTCCCGGTCGGACAGCCGCCGCATCACCAGCATCGCTTCGATCAGGCGCTCTTCCACATCGGCAAAACTATACATCCTCCCTTCCTCCCTCTCTTGGGAGGGAGATATGGGAGGAAGAACAGTAATAATATCAATAGGATCGTTGTCAGATGGGAGCATGGGAGGAATATCCTGTAAAGTTCGCGCGCGCCTGCGCGCATGTGTCACGCGCGTGCGTGCGCGCATCCGTGGACTTTGAGCATTTTCCCTCCCAAGCTCCCCGAAGCTCCCAAAGCTGCGGAAATCTGCGGAAAACGGGCTAGGCCCATCCTCCCAGCGGAGGGAGTGAGGGAGGATCAGGGCGGCAAATCATCATCGTCAAACGTCGTCGGCGGCAGCGGCGAGGGGGGAACGGGGGGCGCCTCGGCCACCGGCGGCGACGCTGGCGCACCAAGCGGCGCGCCGGCGCTGGGCATGTCGGGATGCCGGGGCGGCGGCAGGTCGCGCTGAACCGTCTTGCCATCCTCCACAAAGTCGATCGGATCATATCGCAGCACGATGTCATGCCATTTCATCGAACTGGACTTGGCGATCTTGAAGCTCTTGCGCTCCATTTCGGCGCGCAGCTTCTTCTTGGACCAAGAATTTCCGTTTTGCGGCAGGTTCTCCGACCATGTCTGCCAGGCCACGAACAAATCGTGCAGCGGCGTCGATCCGACCGTGCTGCCCGGCTCGCGGGCGACGCATTTGGTCAGGAACTGGCCCAGCAGGTCGTTATCCTCATGATAGGCCTGCGTCGCCTCGACCATGGCGTCGGGCATGGTCAGCCCGTCGGTCAGATAGGCGAGCGCGCCTTCGATCATCCGGTTGAGGATGCCCGACATTTCGGCGCGCAATTTCGCCTTGAGCAACGGATCCTGATCTTCCTTGGCGATGATGATGGTCCATGGGACCACCTGCATACGCCGCCGGATGCCGAAATCGGTGCCGATCCGGGGCAGGTTGTTCGCCATCACCGTGTTGGTGAAGGTGATCAGCAATTCGAAGGCCGGACCATAAAGCTCGCGCACGCCGCCGATCGGCTCGTCGGACGTCAGCGATTTGACCAGCCCGTCGGAAAACTTGCTGTTATCCTCCGGTTCGTTGGCATAGACCATGCGCCGCCCGGCCAGAGCGGCCAGATGGGGCGAAGGGCCGCCACCATTGCGCTTGAAGCCGCTGTCCATGAACGTCTCGATGCCGGTCGCCCAGGCATAGTCGCCCAGTATATGGGCATGGGTCTGCACCCATACGCCCTTGCCGTTCGAACCTTCGCCATAGAACAGCGCCATCACCTGCGCGTCGGCGATGCCCAGCGCATTATAGCCCGACCAGCGCATCAGCCATTCGCGCATATCGGCCGCCGGCTGCACCTGCGTCAGAAAGCCGTCAAATTGCGGGCAGGGCGCGCCGGGTTCATAGGCCGCCCGTGCGATCTTGGTAATCCTGTCGTCGCGCCGATGCTCGCGCAGCTCGACGCGCGCAGGCAGGTTCCGACCATCCGGGCCGACGTCTGGCCGATGGAACACCAGCGTCCCGTTCTGGACGTTCAGCGCCAGCGGATCGGCGTCGAACTCCTCCGGCCGGGCCGACAGGCGCGGCGGCGCCAGCTTGCGCAGGCACTCGATATGGCCGCTGCTCTCCGACGTGCGGCCCCATGCGGCCAGCTTGTCGGAAAAGAGGACGATGTCACCATTGCTCTTGACCTGGACGATATAGTCGTGACGCGGCCCGTCGTGCCGATTCTTGCGGGCAAGGCTGCGTTGCAGATACCACATGGCGCTGCGCCGGGCCTGTCGCTTCTCTTCGGCCTTGATGAACTGTTTCTCCGCCCAGCCGGGGTCGCTCTGCGCCGCTTCGTCCTCGGCGTCTTCCGGGCGATCATCCTCATGCTCGGGAATATCGCCCTCTTCGGGCGGGAAGGGCACGCCGCTCGCGCGGATCAGATCGGCTTCGTCCTGGATGCTGCGCACCATCTTCTGCGCGGCGATGCCGAACAGGGCGTCGGCCATGCTCCGGTTCCAGCGGGTGCCGTCCCACGCGATATAGCCGGGCGACGAACTGCTTTCCGCCCACGCCGCCACACACAGGAAATCATGGCCGCAACGCGCCATGAAGCGCTCCAGATTGCCCAGGTCCGTCATCGGGTAGCGCGCGCATTCCAGCGTCACAGCCTCATCTGCGGCCGCCCCCGCCCCCTTTGCACAGGCTATGCCGCCTTCCCCTCCCGCTTGGGAGCTTGGCTCGCCATAATCAGTCGAAGGGGGAGGAGCGGAGGCGGAAGAGCGGGGGGAACGATGCGGCCGCGCCGCGCGCTGGCGCGCGCGCGTCGCGATGTCGGTCAGGTCGCGGGGCGTATCCTCCCCGGCGGTCCATCCGCTGTTGATCGTGGCGTCGAGCTGGCGATCGTCATCGTCGCCGGGATTGTCGCGCGCGGCCGCCTCGATCGCCGATCGGGCGAAACGGGCGTCCAGCGCGGGGAAGGGCGTCGATACGGTCAGCGACGCGATTTTCAGCGCGCTTTCGTTCAGCTGGTCGTTGCGCGATCCCGTCTTGGCCGATCGCACGGCCCGGCATTCGGCATCCAGCGCCGAAAGCCCATATTTGCGGATGGCGTCATATTCGGCCTGGCCGACATCGGCGGGCTTGCCGGACGGGGCCACCGGCTCGGCCGCGCCGGATGATCGCGCTGGCGGCCGATCGGTGTCGGCCCGCGTCTTCCTGGCGCGCGACCGCAAAATCTCGACCAGCGCCGCCGGCGCCTCGGCCGGATCGTCATGCCGGTTCGACAGCCAGCTATAGCGGCCTTCGCTCCCATCCGCGCGATAGAGGATCGAGGGCGGCGCGATGACATAGCCGCCCAGGCCGCGCACATCGACATGCCGGGGCAGGTTGCCGCGATTGCGGATCGGCTCGCCGCCGTCCTGCGGCTGCAACAGATAGACATGCACCCCATCGCTCTGCGTCATGGCGGTCAGGCTGCGGGGCAGGTCGCACCCCATCTGCTCGACCAACGCGGCTTTCAGCGTCTCCAGCGTGAAAACCTCGCCCGTCTCATCGTCGGTGCGCGGGTCGAAATCCAGCGCGAACAGGCCATTATGGCCCATCGCCAGCCCGATCATCGCGTCGGGCCAGCGTCGCCACCACGCCTTGATGACCTCTTCGTCGCGCGTCGCATCCTTGACGCCTGACCCGCCATAGGGGGCCTTGGCCTTCAGCGTGATAGTCTCGCCATTGCCCTTCGTCAGATCGAAGTCCCGCTCGCGGCACGGAAACACCGGCCACCCGCGCCGGGCATAGCTCAGCGCGGCCTGGCCCAGCGGTGACAATATCGGTGCGGATTGGCTCACAGTCGTAAAATTCCCCCCGGCGGCGGCGATGTCCGCCCCGGTCAATCGGTCTTCAGGATGCTGGCGTCAGGACGGGCGCCGTCGGCCCGCGCGGGCGTCAGAATGGCACATGATCGTCCAGGTCGTCGCCGCTGCCGCCCGCCGCGCGATCCCGGCCGCTATCCTCGCGGCGCGCGGCATCGTCCTGGCGCGTGTCCATCAGCTTCAGCTCGCCGCGCCCCTTGGGCAGCACGATCTCCGCGATCCGGCGCTCCACGCCCTGGCGATCGGTATATTTGCGGTGCCGCAACTGCCCCTCGACATAGACGGCGCTGCCCTTGCGCAGATAGGACATGGCCAGCTTCCCCAGCGCCTCGTTGAAGATCGCGACATTGTGCCATTCGGTCGCGGACTTGCGCTGATTATCGGCCGTCTTCCAAAATTCGGTCGTGGCCAGGCGCAGCGATACGACCGATCCGCCGCCGGGCAGGTCGGCGCTGCGCGGATCCTCGCCCAGAAAGCCGCAGAGCATGGTTTTGTTGATGCAGGCGGTCATAGCAGCGCCCCCTGTGCGGATTGCTGAATGACGGCGTAGACATCATCCGGCATATCGATTTCGAACAGGCCTTGCCGACCGATACATGGGAAAGGAACCGGAAGGGGGCGGACATCTTTCGGCGCATAATTTCCATATAGTCGCTCGATCGGGCCGATCGTATCGACCAGATCCTCCGACCGCCTGATGGACACCAGCATGGCGGTCGCGACCACAGCGCCAAGCGGAAGCTTCGCTGGCAATCGCCCGAGCGTATGCTCGACCGAAGCAAAATCACGTTCATCCGCTGTCCACCGCTTCGCTGCATGGATGGCGATCAGACCGCGATAGCCAGTGGACCAATGCCGCGTCTCTATGCGCTTGTGACCCAGTGCGATGGCCGATGCCCATGGTTGCCAAAGTGATAGCGCTTTCACCAGTTCCTCCCCTTGCCATCATTCCAGTGGGCGATTGCCGCGCCGTCGTCCCGCGCGCTGTCGATCGCTTCCGCGCCGGCGCGGCGGCAACCGGGGCACTCGACCCAGGTCGAAACGCTGTCGCCGTCCAATATCCGCGACCGCAGTCCCGGCATTCGCCCGCAATTGCAGCGCACGGCGCGCGCGTTCATGCCGCCTCGCCCATGTCGAGCAGGCTGAACAGGTCGCCCGTGGCTCTCCCGGCATCCTGCTCACGCAACAGGCTGACGCCGTCGGCGAAATAGCCCGGATTAAGCTCGCTCGCCGCGCCGCGTCGCCCATGTTTTACCGCGCGCAGCGGCACCGTCATCAGGCCGCCAAACGGGTCGTAGATGAGGTCGCCGGGGTTGCTCCATCCCTTGATCGCGCGATCGACGATGTCGAATGGCAGGGGGCACAGATGCTGTTCGCGCCCCTTGGCGGACTGCATCGTGTTCGCGCCATACATGCGGGCGACGTCGGTCCACACCTCGGGATGCCAGCTCTGCACCGGCATCAGCGCGAAATCGGTAGGCAGCGACCAGCGGGCCTCTGCCGCTTCCATCAGCGCGACATGCCCCTCATGATTATAGACCGTGGCCCAGCTCCACGCGCGCACGCGCTGATAGACGCTGTCCCAGGGCAGTCCCGCCAGATCCTCGGGAAGCAGCGTGCGGTTGCCGCTCGACCGCCAATAACCCGCCGCGTCGGTCTGCCAGCGCGCGCGAGAATAGCCGGTGCCGGGCACGGGACGCGCCTTCATGGCCTTGACCGCGCCATCATCCCATGGCTCTGGCTCGATCGGCCCATCCTCGTCGTCGACATATTCGACCATCGGCTTGCCCTTCGTCACCGGCGTGTCGGCATAGCCATTGCTTCGATCGGTCGGCGGCTTGCGGAACAGCAGCAGATATTCAGGCAGGCCCACGCCCATGCCCGACGCATCCTTGCACTGCTCCGTCCAGCCCAGGCGATAGGTGCCGGCATTCTCCCGCACCACGTCGGTGACGATCGTCACCATGCCCAGATAGGCGAAGCCATGCCGGCGATAATGGTCGATGCAGCGCGCATGGAAGGGCTCGATCGTGCGGAAGCCCAGGCCGGTCATGCCGCTGGGCACGACACGGTCCTTCACATGCACGGCCAGACGGCGGCCCGGCTGCAACACCCGCAGCAATTCAGGCGTCAGATAGTCCATCTGCGCGAAGAAATGATCGCTGTCGTCGGTATGGCCGAAATCATTATAGCTCGGCGAATATTCATACTGCGTCCCGAACGGCACGCTGGTGACGATCAGGCCGACGCTGTCGCTGCCCATCTGCGCGGTCTGGATGACGGTGTCGCCTTCCCACACTGTCCAGTCTGGCCCCTCGGCGCATTCGAACGCGGGCTTGGCTGTCACCGTCCGGGCCAGCACGTCGCGCGCGCCGGTCAGGCCCAGGCCATAGGTGCGGATGATCTCGCTCATGCGCGCGACCATCGCCTTGTGCCGCGCCCATTTGCCTTCCAGCACGCGCCGCACCGCGCGCTCCGCCTCTGAATAGATCAGGTCGATGCGCACCTGGTGGGTTTGCAGGAAGCGCTGGATGCGGTGAATGGCCTGGATGAAGTCGTTGAACTTGAACCCGATGCCCAGGAAGATCGCCCACCAGCAATGGCGCTGGAAATTACAGCCGCTGCCGGCAAGCACTGGCTTGGCCGCCAGCTCCTGAACCTCGCCATCGGAAAAAGCGATGATGCGCCGCTCGCGCTCGTCCAGCGGCTGCGCGCCGTAGATGGAGGCGACATTGGGGATGGCCCGCTCTATCGCCTCGCGCTCGCGCTCCAGATCGTGCCAGATGATGCGATGCGCATGCGGGTCTTCGGCCCGCAACGCCATCATCTTGGTGATGCGCGCGTCCAGGCTTTCGCGTTTCTCCCGCGACGCATCGACAATGCCGATCGCATCCTTCTTCAGCAGCAAACCCTGGCCGCCCTTGTCAGCGCCGGCGTCGCTATGGTCCGATGGAACTTCATGCCATCGCACGTCGATCTCGGGCAGTTCATAGCCCGCATCGGAAAAGCCCAGGTCGCTCGGCCGCTGCACGAAGGCGGCCCAGCTATTGACCCACAACCAGAATTCATCCTCCTTGTGGGGATGGATGGTCAACTCGTCGGCCTTCTCGCTGTTGCGCCGGAAAAACCGGGTCTTCGCCTGCCCGACGTCCATGATCTCCAGGAAGGCGGCATAGGCCAGCAGCTCAATATAGTCGTTGGGCGATGGCGTGGCCGTGGCCACGAACTTATATTGCATCCCGTCGAACAGGCGCATGAACTCGCGGAACGTCTTGGTCCCGCCGAACCCGCGCAGGCAGGATGCTTCATCCAGAGATGCGGCATTGAACAGGGTCAGGTCGATCTTGCCATCGCGGACAGATTCATAGTTGGTCAGGTATAGCGCGCCGCCAGGCCGGTCGGCGTGCAGCGCCATATCGGCCGTGCTGCGGATGAAGATCGGATCAAGGCCCAGCAGGGCGGCATCGCGCTTGAACTCGATCAGCACGGTCAACGGCACGACGATCAGTTGTCGCCCGCCCAGCTGCTGGCCAAGCTGTCGCATGATCTCCAGCTGCATCAGCGACTTGCCCAACCCGAACGCGGCAAAGATCGCGCGACGGCCGCCCTCGACGGCCCATCGCACCAGCATCTGCTGATGCGGTTTCAACGTCGGATGCACATCATTGGCCGCGATGGGCAGTCCCAGCGGCGGCAGGGTGATGATCTTGGCCCGGATGAAGTCGAGATAGTCGAGCGGCTGCGCGGCCGTGCTGGCCTTCAAGGCGCTATTGTGCCTCACGCCGGCACCTGCGGCATGGCGTCATGCAGATTGCCGTCGAGATAGCGTCCCGTCATGGACTTGACGGCATGTAGAGGATGTCCGCAGCCAGTCGCCCAGACCTTGCCATCGGCTGTCATCTGGCCTGATGGGAGCCATTGACCCCATTGTTTGAAGAAGAACGGCGCGCCGGCATCGGTGCACTGGTCGCGCAGGCTACGTGCCCAGCTATCATGCATCGGTCGGCTGCCGGGGCCGCTTTCGCCGCCAACAACGACCCAGTCGAGATTAGGAGTATCGGGATGCTGATGAACAGCGTTGGCTTCGCACCGAGGGCAAACATGTCCGAAATCTTGATGGCCACATTTGTTGCAAAACTCGCCGGCATTCGTGCCAATCCACCCGCAATGATGACATACTTCATCATCAGGCGCGGACGACGACCGCCATCCACATTCTTCGGCACATTCATAGCTGCCCGGCATCCATTTGCCGATATCTACCCGCCCCAGCAACGGTTCGCAGGACAGCCAGCGCACGGCGGCCGGTGTCGCCAGCAGGTCGGGAATGCGTCCGTCGGCGCGGGTCTGGTCCTCGGCCGACACACCCAGCCAGACATTGGGGAGGGGCCATTCGAGCCGGGCCGGTAATCCCGTTGGGGCAAGTATCACGAAGAAACCTGCATGAGGTTCGGCCAACGAAGGCCAGTGGTGAGGCGGAGAGAACACCCGTTCCACAACAGTCCCAAGGCTAGCAACAAACGCCCGCATCCGATCGGCACGCTTGGTCAGCACCTGGTGAATATGATGCGGGGTCAACGCCATGACCGCGAAGCAGCGGTCGATCCATGCGTCAGGCACGGCCGGATGGAAGATGTCGCCATGCGCGTTCCAGAAGATGCGCCGCGGACGTTTCCACCGGAGCGGTTGCAGCAGTTGCTCTTCGTTCAGCCGCACCTCGCCCGTCCAGACCGGGCCGGCCTTGCTGTCCCGTGTCAGGCCCTTGCGGGTCGGATGGTTCTTCAGCCGCGTGCCGGCGAGCCGCATAGCATAGCAGTTTGTGCAGCCCGGCGAGAGGACGGTGCAGCCGTTGATGGCGTTCACAGTTGCGTCGGTCCACTCGATCTTGGTGCCGTCGCTCACGCCGCCAGTCTCCGCATCAGATGATGCACCGGCTCGGCGCTGTAGAGGCCCAGTTCGCGGGCGATGGCGGCGCCGTTGCGCATCCCTTCGGCCAGCATCGCCCGCACCTGCGGCGCGATCTCGCGTTGCAGCGCCGCCCGCGCCTCGATGCGCTGGTCCTGCGGCTTGCGCTCGGCACGATCGGGCAGGGGCTTGACCCCCTTCACCAGAAATGTCTGCCCCGGCAGCGGCCTGGCCGTGCGCTTGGCGACATAGCGGAAATTCTCTTCCCCCGGACCGGCCATGCGCCGCTGGCGATACAGCACGACATGGCCGTCATCGGCCGCCTTGCGCAGCAGCGCCGCCACTTCGGACCGGACCGGCAGGAAGGTTGCGCGGGCATAGACGATCGTCTCGCCCGCCTTCGCGCTCTTCAGCCAGCTGATGACCAGGCTCTTGTGCGCGATCATGCCGCCACCTTCCGCATGGTGTCGCCAGCCTTCGCCGCGCCGCCGCGCCGCGCGCGCAGATGGTCCAGCCCTGCGTCGATCGCGGCGCGCATCGCCGCTGCCGTGCTTTCGTCCAGGTTCAGCGCTATGCCGCATCCGGTCAGGACGAACCCATCGGTAAAGCGGCTGTCGGCGATCGGGTGGAACAGCCGACCCGGCGGCAACGCTCCGCCCAGCCCCCCCATCGCCGGCAGCGTGTTCGCAGAGGCGCAAGGATCGACTTCCGGCAGCGTGTTCGCAGAGGCGCAAGGATCGACTTCCGGCAGCGTGTTCGCAGAGGCGCAAGGATCGACTTCCGGCAGCGTGTTCGCAGAGGCGCAAGGATCGACTTCCGGCAGCGTGTTCGCAGAGGCGCAAGGATCGACTTCCGGCAGCGTGTTCGCAGAGGCGCAAGGATCGACTTCCGGCAGCGTGTTCGCAGAGGCGCAAGGATCGACTTCCGGCAGCGTGTTCGCAGAGGCGCAAGGATCGACTTCCGGCAGCGTGTTCGCAGAGGCGCAAGGATCGACTTCCGGCAGCGTGTTCGCAGAGGCGCAAGGATCGACTTCCGGCAGCGTGTTCGCAGAGGCGCAAGGATCGACTTCCGGCAGCGTGTTCGCAGAGGCGCAAGGATCGACTTCCGGCAGCGTGTTCGCAGAGGCGCAAGGATCGACTTCCGGCAGCGTGTTCGCAGAGGCGCAAGGATCGACTTCCGGCAGCGTGTTCGCAGAGGCGCACCGATCAGTTTCCGGCAGCGCGCGGGGGAGTGAAGGCGCCGGAACCGGGGACGAACAGGGGGAAACCGCCCCCGCCTCCGGCGCCTTCCCGTCCGCGTCGGCGGATAGGGGCGCACCGCCCGCCGCGTCCGGTGTCTCCTCGCTGCGCGCCATGCGCATGGGCCGCGCGAACATGTCGGGCAGCACCGCGCCGTCCGTCATGGCGGCGATGGCGGTGGCGAACGTCTCTTCGGGCACCACGTCGCCCGCCAATATGCGCTCGATCAGCGACCCGCTGTTCAGTGGATGACTGCCCGCCCGCGCCGCACCCTCGATGCCGTCGCGATGGTCCAGCAGCCAGGACGCCAGCGCCCAGGCGCCAGCGCTCGGCTCGTGCGCATCGACGAACCCCATCTGCTTGACCTGGCAGGCGGTGATCAGCTGCGCGGGTCCGTAGATGCCGGGCGTCAGCGCGCGGTCGAACGCCGCAAGGCTGAACGGACGAAAACCGGACAAGTCGATCATGCGCACTCTCCCTTGATTTTTGCGGCCAGTTTCAGGCGAAGCTGGGCCGAAACCCGGTCCAGATCGTCCAGCGCGTCGAGCGCGCGCCGCGCCTCGGTCGGATTGACTTCCTCACCGTCCGGGCCGTGCGGGCACACCGCATCGGCGACCGCGCGCGACACGTCGCCGAACTCGGCCGCCATTTCGGCGACCGTGCGCATCATCCCGTCGGCGTCATCACGGCCCAGCGGCAACGGCACGAACACGCCGCCGCGCCGCCGGCACAGCCAGCTGGTGACATGCGGCCAGCCCGCCGTGCCATGGGTGCAATCCTCCAGATGGTCGATCAGGTCGATCGGCGCGAAGCGCGCAACGTTGGGCAGGCCATAATCGCTGACCTCCTGCTGCCGGATGCCTGTCTCGGCCTCCACGGCGGCTTGCCCGCCAAACGCCTTGGCCAGCGCCTTGAACGCGGCTTTCAGCGCCTGCTGGTCGGGGGAGAGGGTGGCGGTCCGCCCCATCACGCTGGCCCTCCAGGGGCGCGGCAACGGTTATTCAGACCGGAACTTGCCGCCGCGCCCCTTTCGGCTATCGTGGCGGGCGCAGACTCACCACGAAGGAGATGGCATGTGAGCGATGCAGACCCTACAAACGGTATCGACGTGGAGGCCGTGACCGGCTTCCACTTGGGCATCGCGATCCTCCAGGAATTGCAGGATCGGTTTGGAACAGACTTGACCGACGCCGTCCTGCGCCGGGTGGAGGCGCAGCGACAGGATTTGCTGTCGGAAGAACTGAATGTGGACGCCGCCCTGCTGGATGAGGGCATATACACGATCAGGACCATCACTGAGCGCCCTGCTGATTGATCATACGAATCTCACGTCGCAACTCCGCAAGTTCGACGCTCAGCGCCATGCTCGTGGCGATCTCTGCTTCCAGCGCCACTGACACGCGCAGGAATGCAGCGCGCAGATCATCTGCGGAGGCGTTCGGGTCGGCAAGCACGGCCGATGCGCGGGCGACGCGCTCTCCTTCCATCCGGCGCGCCTTGAACGACAATGTTCTACCGATGCGCCGAACGAAGGCGAAACGGCTCGGCTTGATGGATAGCGGTTCGCCCATGGGTATGATTTTCATGCGCTCGCGGATCATGTCGTGCTCCTCGCTGACGGGCTGGGCCTGGACCGGTCGGATGAGCGAGCGGTCGAGTTGAACCTTTGGGGTGCGCAGGGAACCGCGCATCACGCCGCCTCGCTTTGCTGCGCTGCGGTAAAGTCGTCCCCTTTACCGGATGACGGGGTGGCCGTCGGGGCGGTATGCGTGTTGGTGTCGGCAACCGTTTCCAGATCGACGCCCTGCCGTTCGGCAAGCGACCGAATACTTGGCATCCGCCACTTCGGAATGCGGGCACCGGCTTTCCAACTCGATACGGTCGAGGGTGAAAGCTCCAGTTCGCGAGCGACTGCACTCGTTCCTCCGAGTGCGGCGATGATGTCAGATGCAGTAGCCATGGCCACGAATTACGAAAACCGTAATTAATTTGCAAGAGGAAAATTACGATGTTCGTTATCGACGCCGGTTTACGATTTTCGCAATGTCTGGCGGTGCTGACCCATGACCAACTTCTCGCGGAATTGCGCGCGCAGATTGCCGCCAAAAAGTTCCCGCAAAAACGGCTTGCCGAGCATCTGAGGATCGCACCGGCGCGCATAAGCGAGATTTTAAAGGGCGATCGCCGCATCCAGTCGCAGGAAATGTCGTTGCTTGCAGAATGGCTGGGTCTATCGGGAAGCGGAGGGGACGGGCCATTCGTCCCACCTAACGCGCTCCCGGTAGCTTCTATTCCTCTCCTTGGAGAGGTTCCGGCAGGACCATGGAGAGAGGCGATCCGAAAGACTCATCAATATATTCCTGCCCCTGAGCCAGGTATGCCGATTTCAGCCTATGCGCTTAAGGTGACGGGCGATTCGATGGATAAGATTGTGCAAAACGGGGCGACCATCATAGTGGACCCGGAAGATCGGGATCTGTTCGATAAATGGCTGTACGTTGTGCGCAACAGTGAAGGCGATGTCACCTTCAAGCAATATCGCGAACGTCCTGCCCGCCTCGTGCCTTGCTCTAACAATCCAGAGCATGTGGTCGTGCCTGTTGCTGATCGGGAATATGAAATCGTGGGCCGCGTCATCCTGATCACGATGAGGCCGGATCAGGCTGCTCTGGACTGAACCCGTTCGCGCCGGACCTCAATCTGTCCCGGCACCGTGACGTAGAAAGTTCCCCATTCATCATAACTGCCAAGGTCGTGAGCGATCATATCGCGCCGCACCCTCTCTCTGCACGAGCGCCATGGTCCTACGGGCATGTTGAAGCACAGGGCGCGATACCACGTAATTTCTTCCATGAGACCTCCGAATCAAGCGGCTCAATCTGGAACAAAAAAAGAACGACTAGCAAGCCGGTAAACCCTGTTTCCTGTGGATAATCCCAGGGTGGCATCAATCCCTGAGTGAAATTACGAAAACCGTATTGACGTTTAATTACGGAAAACGTAATCAGCCTCTCGTCATCAACGGGAGGCACCCATGCCCTATTCCGATTTCTCACCCGAGCAGCAGGCGGCGATTGACCGCTCTTTGCAGGCGGAAGCCACCGCCTTTCTCTACATGCTCGTGTCGATCCTGGCGCTCACGCTGTCGGTCGCGCTCTTCGCCTGGGCCATCTGGGCATGAGCGGCGCAGACAAAAACGGTCGCGCCTATGCGCACCTTTCATCGCTCAAAGCGGGTGATCGTGTCGAAGTCGATGGCGATTTCACATGTATCCCCGCTGGATCGACCTTGACCGTCGAGGTTGATCCCACAGGCGAACTGTTCATCCCATGCACTTCGGGAATGCATTTTCTCGATGGTCAGTTGTGCGGCGAGGACACGCTGGTCGGAGTGTATCCGGCATGAGCGCCCATCTCTCCTCTCTCGGTCTGGCGGGCCTGCACCTTGAAATGGTGTCGGGCCATGTCGCCAGCCTCGCCGCGCGCACCGCCGGCGATACGACGACGGTCGGCCAATATGTCGAGGAACTGGAAAACCAGTCCATCGCCCGCGACGCCTTCCGCGCCGAGCTGGAGCGCATCACCGGCCTGCCCGCCGACCTGATCGAACGGAGGCTGGCGCTGTGAGTAGCTTCGAACGATCTGTTGCCGATGCGATCGAGGATGCCCGCGCCGCCCTGGACCATAAGGTCGGGTTGGGCACGATGCGCCAGGTCGAACGCGATACGCTCGCCATGCTGCTGGAGGCCGTTGTCGGCCCCGGTGTGGAGAGCCGGACCAAGGCGACGATCGCCGCCACCCGCGCGATCGAGGCGGTCTATGAACTGCTGAAATTCGCCCGAGAGGGCAACCAGATGGCCAGCACCGCCTATGCCATTTCCGTCGCCGAAAATCTGGCCGACGCCATCCGTCTCGCGATCGATGCGCAGGGCGGGCCGGAAGACGACGATGAAGCCCAATTCTACGCCGCCGTCACGCGCTATCTCGACGGCCCCACCACCCCGCAAGGAGAATGACCATGACGCTCGCCACCACGGCCGAGGAAGCTTTCGCGCGCTATGAAGCCGCGTTCAACGAAGATCGCCTGATCCAGGACAATTGGCATGAGGAACGGGACGGCCGCAATCTCGCCTGCGCGCTCGGCGTGTTGGGGGAAGAGGTTGACGGTCCGGCCGCTTGCCCCGCCGATGTCATGCCGCGCTGGCTGGCGAAGATGGTCCCCTGGTTTTTCGACCGGATGGAATTTGACGACGCCCGCCAGTGGGGTCTGGAATTCTATGCCGAACTGAAGCGCCTTGGCGGCAAGGTGCCGTTCGATGTCATTTATCGCTGGCACGCGGACCATGTCACGACACTGGCGATCGAGGTCAGTGAGGAACGCAAGCGCGACCCCGAACCCCATCGCAAGCTCCAGTCACTGCACCGGCGCGCCCTCGCCGGGGACCGCGCCCCGGTCGAAGAATGGCGGGCCATCCTTAGGGACGCAGGCGCCGACGCCTACGCCGACGCCGACGCCGACGCCACTCGTCGGGCGCGGATGACGCGCCTCGCGCGCGGCATGGTGGAGTGCCTGAAGGCCGTCCTGGTCTTGGACGCTGGCTGATGGACGCGGCCTTTGGCATCAGGGATCGGGAGCGCTGCGCGCTCCCGATCAACTCTCAACGCAAACCGCGACGGCATCAACGCAGCCGCAAGCGAGGCGCGCGGACGCCCGAGGGCGTCATCTATTGCGGGCGGCCCACCATCCGGGGCAACCCCTTCCGGGCCGATTGCTTCGGCCACGTCAGGTCCGTCCGGCTCTATCGCCGCTGGATCGAGCGCAAGCTGACCCTTCCGGACCTTGAAAGGCTCGGTTTCAACCAGCCGGAAATCAACGCCCTGGTCGACTGGCGCAATCGCCTCGACGCTGAGCTTCCCCGCCTGCGCGGCCATGACCTCCAATGCTGGTGCCCCCTCACGACGAAATATTGCCACGTCGAAGTCTTGCTGGAGGCGGCCAACCGATGAACCACGCCCGCCTCCTGAACGCCGAAGCGGAAAGGGTCGCCGCATGACCGCGATCGACAACCTCTTCGCCGCCGGCGCCCGCATGGTCAGCGAGGAAGCGATCGAGCTGACGTTGCAAAGCCTGCGCGCCTACTGGGATCGCCATGCGCATGTCGCCATTGCATGGTCAGGCGGTAAGGACAGCACGGCCACCTTGACCCTGATGATCCATTTGATCGAGGCGGGCGAACTGCCACGGCCAGCCAAATTGCTCGTTTTCTATGCCGACACGCGACAGGAACTGCCGCCGATCCAGATCGCCGCTGAGCAGGTGATGGCGTTGCTGCGTCAGCGCGACTGGATCGAGGTCTTCGTCGTGCGCGCGCCACTCGACAAGCGCTTCATGGTATACATTCTCGGCCGGGGCGTACCGCCGCCCAACAACAACACGCTTCGCTGGTGTACGCGGCAGATCAAGGTTGAGCCGATGGCCGAAGCTCTTGCCGCCGCCATAGCTGATTTGCCCGGCACTGCCTTGATGATCACGGGCGTCAGGCAGGGCGAAAGCGCGGTGCGTGACGGACGTATCGAAATGTCCTGTTCGAAGGATGGCGCGGAATGCGGTCAGGGCTGGTATCAGCAGGCCCTTCCCGAAAGCAGGGGCGTGCGGGGCCGCATCGCGACGCTCGCTCCGATACTGCACTGGCGGGTCTGCATCGTCTGGGACTGGCTCAAATTCTATGCCGGGCAGCCCGAATTCGGGGGCTGGCCGACGCGCATTCTGGCGGACGCCTATGGCGGCGACGACGCGGAGGAAATCAACGCCCGCACCGGCTGCATCGGCTGCCCTCTGGCGGCAAGGGACACCGCGCTCGATTATTTGGTCGGAACGGCCGAGTGGGCGCACCTCGCACCGCTCAAGGAACTGAAGCCGCTCTATCGCTGGATGCGGGAGCCGGCCCAACGCCTGCGAAAAGCCGGGGCTGAGACGCTGAAGGACGGCAGTCTGGCCAAGAACCCCCAACGCATGGGGCCGTTGACGCTTACCGCCCGCGAACAAGCGCTGGCGACGATCCTCGACATCCAGTTTCGGGCGCGGATCGACCTCATCAATAATGAGGAGGAAGCGCGCATTCGCGAACTGATCGCTGCGCAAACCTATCCCGATAAATGGGACGGCAACGAACCTAACGCTGCGGTTTGGCTCGACCGTGTCAATGGCGACGGCTCGATCGAACCGATCTTGTTCCGGGACATGGTGGGATCATGACCGGCCTCGATCGCTACGCCCCACTGGCGCAGGAGGCCGCTGCCGCCGTCGAACGACGCCAGGCGCAATATCCCGCGCTGATCGCGGCGGGCAAGCTCCCGGCCGATCAGGCGGAGCGGGAAATCCGCGTCTGGCGGGCCATCGCTTCGGACTGGCGCTGGGTCGTCACGCTCGACAGGCGCGACGACGCCCCGGCGACGCTGGAGGAAAAGCTGGCCGCGCTGGAGGAAAGCCGCCGCCGCGCCGAACGCGCGATGCGCCGCGCCTTCGACCGGGCGGACAGCAGCGTGCGGGAAGCATGGCGGCAGGACATGGCCATCGCCGTCATGGCTGACAGATTCGGTGACGTAGCCGCGCCATTCCTGGCCGCCTGGGAACAATATTGGTGCATAGCCGACCTGCTGGACTGGTATGGCCGCGAACTGCCCGTCAGCGGCCGCCCCGGCATCGCTTATTATGTGAACCGCCATGTGCGCGCGGCTAACCGGGCGAGGGCGGCATGAGCGCGGCCGCTATGCCCAGGCGGCGCCAGCGCCAAAAGGCCGATTATCCCGGCAAGGTGGCGATCCGTCATGCGCGGGAAGCGGCCGAGGCCATGGGTATCAACCCCGGCGGGCTTGAGATATGCCCGGACGGCACGATCCGCATTTTCGATCGCGCGGCGATTCCTGCCGCCGCGCCCAAGGATGAGTTTGAGGAATGGCTGCAAAGCGGCAAACTGGGGTAGAGGGCGTGCACATCGTCACGTCACGCAAGCCGGGCAAGCCGGTGCGCCACTATATCTACGCATGGCGCGGCGGCCCGCGCATCCGCACGGTCGAGGGCGGTGAAAAGCCGACCATCACGCGGGATGATGTGAAGGCGATAGCGGCCGCGCTGGAAGCGGCCAGGCCAGTGCCCAAAAACACGATCGGCGGCCTCGCCACATCCTATCGCAGCAGCCCGGAATGGAAATCACTGGAAGCCTCGACCCGCGACACATGGGGCAGGGCGCTCGACAAGATCGAGGCCAAGTGGACGGAAGTGCCGCTGCGCCTGTGGTGCGACCCGCGCATGGTGACGCAGGTGGTGAAGTGGCGCGACGCCATGGCGCAAACGCCACGTGCCGCCGACATCGCGGTCGCCCAGCTCGCGCGACTGCTCGAATTCGGCCGTCTGCGCGGCCAGCTGACCGTCAACATCGCTGCCGGCATCCCCACGCTCTACCGCAGCGCCCAGCGCGCAGAGATCATCTGGACCGATGACGACTTCGCCACCTGGAACAGCCATGACAAGGTGAACCAGGCGCTGCGCGACGTCGCCGCACTGGCCGCCCATACAGGCCTGCGCCGCGCCGATCTGATCGGCCTTGTCTGGTCGGAAATCGGTGACGTGGCCATCAGCCGCATCGCCCGCAAAAAGAGCCGGGGCAAACGCCGCCGCGTCGTTATGCCGATCCTGCCCGCGCTCCAGCAGCTGCTGGACGATCTGAAATCGCGCAAGCGCAAACCCGGTGTCGAAACCGTGCTGGTCACCAGCCACGGCACGCCATGGTCCGGCAACGGCCTCTCCGGCGCGTTCGGCAAGG